CCAATTGCGCCCTTTCAGTCGGCTAATCCACGGAACGTTCTTTCTACTACAGTGCCACCGCCAACCACTTTGCACGAGATCTTAGGACGGATACCCACTTTGGCCAGTGGCTTAGGATCAGACGAACTAGGCCCTGTCGTTGACATGCAGCAGGCGCTTAGGGATGCGGGGTATGCTACCAACGTATTTTCAAATAAGCAGCTTTTAGCTATTGCTTCAAATGAAAATGAACGTCAGCGGTTTATAGATGACCCGTCGTCTTTTGTTGCAGCTATTGCTAAACCGACTTCGTCTGTAGCCCCGGCTGCCGCTGTAATTCCTAAAGCAGCTGATTCAAGCGCGACCCCGGCCGATAACACGCAAGGACCACCCGGAGGACCAAAGCCAACTACACTGGCGGATGTTACGGGGCAGGCTCCGAAGCCTCTTGATTACCAAGCGATGATGGATGCTGCGGTTGCGAAGGCACCGAAAGCTGATTCTTCGGACTTGCAAAAGCAGATTCAAGATGTTACAATAGATAAGCCGACCTTTGATTCGGGGACTTCGACTCCGTTTGGTGAAATCCCGAAGGGTTATGCTTTGATGAAAGCCGGATTCGAGACACTCGGCAAGGGCACCGGCGCGGCTCCGTTGGCGGCTATCGGCCAAGGTGCTGCGGCTGGTATCGATGAATACGGTCAGGAACGAAAGACTGCCTTTGAACAGAAATCCCAGATGCTCGCAGCCAACCAAAAATACTCCGAGCAACTTATGAGCAAGGCAGGCAAGCTCTATGAGATGCACCGCGGCGACGATGAAATCACTCTTAAGAATCGCCAGCTTGCCCAAGAGGCGGTTCGGGATATTATCAACGGCAACAACCAAGCGGCACAGATTAAACTCGGCTATGGTGAGTTCGCACTTAAGGTTCGGCAAGATCCAGCTAACATGCTTCAGTATGCCCGGGAGTTGGCTAAGACGGATCCTCAGATGGGGCAGGCTCTGGTCATGCTGTCGGGACTCGATAAGACTGCAATCGCAGCCGTGTCTCCGTCGTTGGCTTCTTGGCGGTTGACTCAAGAGGGCATGAACGCTACCTCCGATCAGATTGCTAAATTCATAGCCGAGCAGGTGACTGGTATGCAGGCCGCTCAAGGCGTGGCGGCTAGACAATTCTTAAACACTCCCGGGGCCTCAGGCGGTCCTCCTCAGGCCCGGTTTTAATTGATACAAGGCTAAGTAAATGGCTGACCAAGTTCCGGCCGTCTGGGAATGGGATCCAACTACCAAAGATTGGGCCCCGCATTCAGGCGCTACTGATCGAATTCTCGCTCAGCAAAATCCGAATACCGGCGCGTGGTCCTATAAGCATCCGGAAACTCCCGGCCCTCAAGGCGTTCTTGGACATATTGCTGCGGCGGTTCCGGGGCACGCTTTCGAGCGCGGAATTCTTTCCACCCAGGAAGCATTAGCCCTCGGACAAAAAGGGCTGGGCGGCGATCCTAACGAAGCTGCACGTGACATCTCCACATTGGAACGTCGCCGGGCAGCCATTACTCCCCAAGGTCAAGAAGGCGAAGATATAGCCAAGCTCGGAACTCAGGATTCGCTCCTAGGCGAGATTGGTTTTTTTATGACGCATCCGTCGGCGGTGCTCAGCACCTTGTCCCAAGGGTTGGGCGAGATGCTTCCGTCTCTGGGTGTAGGTTCTGCCGTCGGTGCGACTACTGGTGCCGTGCTGGCTGCCACAGGCGTCGGCGCAACAGTCGCGGCTCCGGTTGCTGCGGTTGTCTCCGATCTTATGGGTGGTGCCAGCTTCGGTGCTCAAACCTACGGCACCTCGATTCTCGGTTCTCTAGCCCAGCGCGGCGTAAACATCCAGGATGCGACTTCTCTGGCTGCGGCACTCAAAGATCCGGCGATGATGGAAGCCGCCAAGAATGACGCCGTCAATCAAGGACTTGCGGCTGGGGCCACGTTCGCTGCAATGAATTTCCTAGGCGGGAAGGTTGCTCCGTTGGCGGCTCGGGCCCTCCCGAAAGATATCGGCGGATTCACGCGCGGGGCCGTTGGTCTCGGCGGCGAGGCGGCTACTCAGGCTGGCGTCGGCGCTGCCGGATCGGTTGCCGGTCAGATGGCTTCGGGCGACGGCGATGTAAATAATCACGATGTCTGGACTCAGGCTTTGGGCGCGGCTGCGATGTCCCCGTTGATGCTGCTTCATGGCCGTAGCAAACCCCCCGAAGAGAAGCTTCCTCCAGGACAGGAATCTCAGGGCCGGACGACTTTCCCGGATCGAGATTCGGCCATCAAATGGCTCGCGGACAACGGGCACCTCCATAATGACATGGATGCTGCGCCCGACCTGCTGGTTATTCAACACGCCGAGCGCCTTGCCAACAAGGAAGAACTCGGCGGGCTTTTGGCTCCTCCATCAGCCCCGACTACGCGCGAAGTTCCCGGACTTGGAAATCTAACCGATGCCCAAATCGATCAGCATCTGGCGACCAACAACCACATTCCCGGAATGTCCGATATCTTGGGGGCCACGGAAGTCGATCCGAATGCCCGCCGCCAGGCCGGATTGGATTTGTTGCAACGACAACAAGGCAATACGGAAGCTACGGCCGTCAACATGGAGCATCCGGGCGGGACTCCTGTTCCGGGCGAGGGCGAGCCTTGGACGTTCACCGCGGGGAATCCATATGCACCTCCCGGGCTGGGTGTTCCTCCCAAAGGACTACATCAGGTAGCGCGGGCAGCTGTCGACCAAATTGCGGCCGGGACGCCTGTTACGCCGACACCGGATTTGATTAAGGCGGCGCGGGCTTCCGGCATCAAGGGGATCACCAAAGCGACCTCCGGTTCGGAGCTGGCTGATATGATCCTTAAGCAGCACGATCAACACTTGAAGGACCAGGCTGCACACTTGCAGGCCCGGGAGTGGGAACGTACCGCCGGGCAGTACCGACCGAGCCCGCTGGAGAATGCGCCTGTCATGGCTGTGTCTCCGGGCGGTCAGGATTTTACGGCGGCAACTCAGCCACTCAAAGTCGGATTCCGGGTGGGCGAGGCGGCTCCGGCGGCGACCACGATGGAAGAGCATCTCGACCGGATAGCTAAATCCCGCGAAGAGATCGGCAATATGAAGCCGGGCGATACAGTAGATAATACACAGTACTCGCCCGCGATCCTTAAGAAGATGGAAGGCGAAGGACTTCTTCAAGAAATTCCAGGTATGGGAGTTTCCGTTAAGGGCAAGCCTACGGGCGAATTGACTTCCTACATACGGCTTCCCGATAAGGCTCCGAAAACAAGAGAGCCGGAAGTTTTCAATACGGTTGAGGAAGAACGGGCTGCTAATGCGCGGGACCGGGCTGCCCTCGAGAAGACGTTCGCACTTAACCATGAAGCTAAAGCTATCGTCAATGAAGTGGCAGCTGCTCCGGCAGAGGCGGGTAAGCCCGCTACTCAGGCCGAGAAAGCTGTGGCTAAGACTCACGGCGTAGTTCTTCCGGATTTTCCGACCAAGGGGGCTGTGGCCGCCGGGCTGGATAAGGTCGAGGGCAACGCTAAGCTTCGGAAAGCACACGAGAAAGTAGCCAAGGGCCACGTCGAAATAAAGCCGGTGACCCGCGAAGAAGTCAACAAGGGCAAGCAAGCCTTAGCTAAAACTCCGGAGAAGACACCGGCGCTATCGACTGGTGAAAAGAATATTCTAGCCAAGCTTAAGGAACGCGGATCCTGGGTTGACGTTACGGGCACTTGGGTTCACGGAGCCAAACCTGTAATGCGTACTGTGTTAGCCGGGTTGGCTCGTCGGGGACTTGTCGAGCGTGGCTTTGATGCCAAAGGTAACGACGTATGGCGGCCCAAAGGGGAAAGCCCAGCTCCCAAGAAGATTAACGTTCCTGCGGGAAGGACTCTTCCGGCCGCGGTCGAAGCTAAGAAGATTGCCGAGGCAGTAGCCGCCGGTAAGGTTACTAAGGTGGAGGCTCCTACCAAAGAAGCCCGGACTACGTTGTCTCCGGAAGCTAAGGTTCTGCTGAAGGCTATCGATGAACGTGGTGTTCCCGGATCATTGCAGATGTCGGATCGGCTTCGACAGATTGCCGACGATCATGGAATCAAGTCCAACGATCCGCACGATATCTTGGCGGCACTTCAGAATATGCGTCCGAAAGAAGCTCCTACGCCAGAGGCTCCTGCGGGACTTAAGGCTAAGCTCGAGGGAACACCTCCTAAGTTGGCTCCCCGGTTGACTCCCGATGAGATGGGCACTCTTGAACTATTGAAGCGGGTCAAGCTTTGGCACGAAGGCAGCAAGGACAGCTGGGGCGAACCTAAGCATACCCTCATGGCGTTGAGTTCCCTGGAGAAAAAGGGCCTCGTTACTCGCTACGAAGCTGCTGGGAAATCGGTTTGGAAGATTACTCCGCCGCCCGAAAAATCCGTAGGCTGGGCCCGCGAAGGCAAGCTGACTGTGTACTCCGGGATGCCTCCGAAGATGGAGCGCTTTACCAAGAACTTACTTAAGATGGTGGGACTTGGTAATCATAATTTGACGTTGGTCCCGATGTCGGAACTTATAAAGGATCCGGTGGGACTTGCCCGGCGTATGAGTGGCGATGCCCGGACCGAGGCGCTTCTCCAAGAGATGGCTCTCAAGTACGCCGACAAGAATACTAATGGACTTTACCGAAATCTCGACGGGTCTAACCACGTAATAGCCATTAAGGATTCGTTGCTCGATAAGGGCCCGGCAGTCTTTATCCCGACGCTGGCTCATGAGATCGGCCATATGGTAATGAGGGTGCATTACGATCACGCGCCCGAAAGCATCAAGGCAGCTCTGGCTGAACAACACGCCAAAGATACGGCCGGAATTGGTAAGCCTGCGGGCTTTGTGAAAGACGATCTCGCTAAGTTTTATAATCCGCTACACTACGGAGAGAACACACATCAGCTTCCCCAAGGCACTCGCTGGATGGAACTTGAGAACTCCGCAGAACACGCCAAGTACTTTAGAAGCTTTAACGAGTGGTTCGCTGAGAACGTCTCTAAGTGGGCCACTACCGACGAGAAGCCGCGTTCGCTGGTGGAGAGATTCTTCTCCGAAATCGCCAATCATATTCGCAAGTTAGCCCAGGCGGTTTTCGGCACCGAGCAAGGTCCGGCTGAGGCCGTTACCCGATTTATGCGGAATCTTCAGGACCAACATCCGGTAGACGTTACGACAGGGCCCGGGCATTCGATGGCGGCCGAGTCGGCCAGTCGAGGCGTAGCTCGGGTAGCTGATCCGGTCCGGGAGCAGGCTAATAAATTTGCGGTCGAGGCTAAAGACGGGGCGGAGATTGCTCCGGAACTCTCCAAGAATATGGCCCAGGCTGCGGAAGACTTTAAGCGCCAGGCCGAAATCGACGCCGAGTATCCGCCATTTACGGATGTGCCTGAGCGGGCAATCAGCGTCAATGAGTTGTTGAAACGAATTCCGGGCGGCGATCCCCGCACACAGCCGGGCGACGTTGTAAACGATATAAGCCGGACGATGTATCATATCCTGTCCGTGGATCATATCATAGGTAATTTTAAATCCAAGCCAGGCATCAAGGAAATTGGGGCGGCTATTTTCGGGCAACAGGACATGTCGGCTAAGATTCGTCGCGAGTCTCTCGATGCTACTGTAGCTACGCGCCAGCTTAATAAAGTACACAACAAGATTGTTACCGATGGGCTGGAAGCGGCCGATGCTCTCGGGAAAGCTGCCGTCCTCCGGGACAACGTGGATGGAAGCCTTACGGTGGTGGGCAAGAAGGCCGACCTTAAGATGCCGCTCCGGTCCGGGGAACACGACGTTAATATTACGATCCCGAAAGAGGCAGTGGCCGGATTCAAGGCTGCCCGGGCGATGTTCGATAAGATGTTCGAGGAAAAGAACCGGTCTCTTCTGGCCAAGTTCGGGCTGGATGCCACCACCGATGTGAAGGGTCTCGATGCCCACATTAAGGATCTCGAGAAACAACTGGAAAAGGCCGGTCGCGGCAGCGATGAAGCTAAGGGTCTTCGTGAGGACATTACGAAAGTCAAGGGCCTTCAAATGTACTTGGATACGGCAGGCGGGTTCCGGGATAACTACTTGCCGCGTATACGTCTTTCGGGCTGGGGTGCACTCGCACTGAAGATGACCGATCCGACGGGGCGGGACTGGGTGGGGAACTTCTCAAATCCGTTGCCGTTCCGTTCGAGGCAGATGGCCAACTCATTCCGGGAGGAGAAGCTGGCTCAAGGCTGGACCAACAAGGGAATTGTCAAGGCGGACTCGACGCATTTGATTCGAGAAATCCGGGCCAAGGGAGACTCGTTCGATACTATCGAGCAGTTATCGCGGCTTCTTCTGGACGGGAATGACTCGATAATCAAGGATGAAAATGGCAAGCCCAAGAAGGACTTCCGTGGTCGTCCGGTGACTGAAGCCGACGAGATCATAAAACACTTGGGAGAGCTTCGTCAACTGTTTTTGGCCAATAAGATTGCCGGTGGGCGCTTCGCTAAGAGTCGCGATGTCCCTGGCTACTTACACAAATATAACGAGGCTAATTATCTTCAGGGGGCCATCAGTAGCTACGGGGCATCCGGTGCACAGTATATTGCGGCTAATACTTTTGCGCGGGCTAAGGCTGATGGTATGGCAGCTCTTGCGGCCGATCCGACGAGTCGCAGGCTCTACCAGTACTTTTTGGAACATGAAGTCGAAATGCGTACTCCAGGAGCCGGGGCGTCGATGCTGCGGGCTCTCGGGTTTCATTCGACGCTCGGGTTCAATCTGGCAAGTGCGTTCGTCAACACGTTCCAGATCATCCAGGCAACGTTGCCTTACTTGTCGCGCTTTGGTCCAACGGCATCCGCGACTAAACACATTTCGACGGGCATGAAGGACGCGATGCGTCTGGTAGACTTCCGGCGCGGATACCAGGGCGGTGCCGATGAATTGTTTAACTTAGGGCCTAAGATGGACAAGATACTTTCGCCGGAAGAAGCCGCGCTCTTGAGGCGGGCCCGGTATTCGGGAGACGCTGACCCGATTTTGACCGGCGAGCTTTCCGGTCACCAGGGCTCGCTGGGTAGTGCTAGTCCGTGGGAACGGGCACTGGGTCACGGGCTGGCTAAAGTTGGAGTCTGGTCCACGTTTGCGTTCTCGGCTACGGAACAGGCAACTCGCATCGGGGCTCTCTTGGCGGCGCATAGGTTCTTTACAGAACATCCGGAAGCCGCGACCAAGGCCATGGAATACATGAATACCCGGACTGCCTGGAATCCAAAGAACCTTGAGGATTTGGCACTTTATTCGTCTCGAGAAACCATGGGGTACTTTAATAAGGCGAACCGGCCAAGATTTCTCCATGGAATGGAGGGCGTTGCCCTTCAGTTCTCGCAGTACCCTTTGATGATGATGCAGCTTATGTTTAGGATGGCGGGCCAGGGTAAGGGCGCTATGAAGAACGAGGGTGGATTCAAGGCTCTTGGGCTCATGACTCTCGGCGTCTGGTTTACCGCTGGTCTAATGGGACTTCCTGGTGTTGGGCATATTTCAGGATTGTTTCAGGCGGGCTCCAACATTCTGGCCCCAGCTTTCGGGATGTCGCCTGTGGATGTGGATGTCGAGCTCCGGAAGGGCCTGGCTTCGGTGTTGCGCGAGATCGACATGCCGGACGACGCAGCCGCGCTCAATGTGATCCTGAAGGGTGGGTTCCGGCAAATGACCGGGATGTCTACAGAAGGCCGTACGGCGCTCAACTGGCCCCCTGAGAGTATGATGTCGGGCGATGCCCTTGATATCCTTGGACCTTTCGGAAGTGTGCTGTCGGGCGGGGTCGAGTCGGCCTATCGGTACAATGCTCAAGGACAAACGGGGCTGGCTATCGCGTCGTTGTTCCCGAGCTTGGCGTTCCGCAACGTGGCGAAAGCCACCTACGCGCATCCCGGCCCGGCCGCTGGCGTTCTTGGAATTCCTGAGACTGGTATTGGGTTGCCGTCTGGGGAACGTGGGGCCAGTATTATCAAGCCGAGCGGGCCTGCCGGAGAAGGCCAGGGTCCGATGTCGGAATATGAGCATATGATGTCAAGCCTAGGCATGACTCCGGCTCGTGTGGCAGATCTTCGAGAAGCCAATTACAACGAGAAACAAATTAACGAGCGCATGAAGGAAGTCCGGAATAACTTCTCGACCAAGCTGGCCAATTACCAGGTCCAGTCGATTCTATTCCGGAACTCGGGGGATGTCGAGGGGGCCAAAGATATGCAGCGGAAGTATCAAGTTGCGCTCCAAGAAGCCATGGCTCACGATAAGCAACAACAAGACGCTCGCTATCGGTACATACTTAATCCGGGAGAACTTCAACGGTCTGTGCAAGAGAAGACAAAGGTCTATTTGACAGGTCCGGCTGGTATGCCCGCTCTCCAGAAAATCCCGGCGCTCGAACGTCCGGCGGTTGTTCAGGAACGAAAGAAACTATTTGGAATCGATATCGGATCTTAAGATGGCTAACACAGATATATTGGAGCGACTTATCGAGCGATTGGAGCATGCCTGCGATACGCTGGAATCTCGGGTCAGTTCTTTGGAATTGGATTCGGCTAAAAGGGCTGAACGATTCGAGGCTTTCTCGACCAAGATAGATGCCCTAATGGCCGAGACGGAGGAACTATCGGGGATCGTGGGCAAGTGGCGGGCCGGAGCCGTGATCCTGTTCTTCCTGGGGGCATTCGCCGTGTGGGTTTTCGATAACGCCGCCACGGTTAAGAAGTTCTTTTTCGGATAAATTTCCTTGACTTAGCGCCCCCCTCGGGGTAAAATAGCTTATGGATAATAGTCCAGAGATGCGCTTTCGTTTGCTCATGTTCAACCTGGAATGCTTGATATGCTATGGGGCTTTGAGTGGACGGGATCCGGCCATAGTTGCTCACTGGATACTGCCCATACTGGACAAGCATAAAAAGCTAAGTAGGAGCTTCCTATATGATTAACGTATTCGTTGGTTGGGATAGCCGAGAAGTTCCTGCCTTTGAGGTAGCTAAGTATTCGTTGCAGCGGCGTAGTTCCCAGCCCGTCCGGTTCTTTCCTTTGGTGCGAAAGTCCCTCGAGTGGTCCGGTCTGTACCGTAGAGCATTCACCGAGGCCGACGGTCAACTCATTGATACTATTGACGGAAAGCCGTTCTCAACCGAATTTTCGTTTAGCCGATTCCTGACGCCCCTCATTGCCAAGAAGCACGGGCTGACCGGGAAGGTGTTGTTTGTGGACTGCGACTTCATGTTCCTGGATGACGTTGCCCGGCTTTTCGATTCGGAGTTTAACGATCCGGTCGCCGTAGTCAAGCACGATTTTACGCCGCGGAATTCCCACAAGATGGACGGCCGAGCCCAGCAACCCTATCCGTGTAAGCTTTGGTCGTCCCTAATGTTGTTCAATCTGGATCATCTGGGTTGGGATAAGCTAACGGTCGATGCGGTCAATGAGCGTCCCGGGTCCTGGCTGCACCAATTCCGGTGGGCTTCTTCGGTGGGGGAACTCGATCCGGCGTGGAACTTTATACCGGGGCACTCTAAAGGAAAGCCGAAGGCGGTCCACTACACGGAGGGCGTTCCCATCTTCAATGGTTATGAAAAGAAACCGTGGGCCGCGGAGTGGCTACTCGAGCAGCAATGCTTCGAGGCTTCAATTGGAAAACTAAGTGAACGTGGAGTTACTTACGATGTTGTCTAAATACCGGATATTGTCTTGCATGGGACCGGGCGGCTATGATCTGTACGGGAAACGCTTTCTTGAAATGTTGACTGCCTTCTGGGCACCGGACATCCAGCTTACGATGTTTTACCATGACTGTGAGCTTCCGGAAGATGCCAAACGATTCGAGGATCGGGTTCAGTTCGTACATCTCAACGAATACGACGGGGACTTTGTAGCGTTCTCGGCCAAAGCTAAGCACGCGAACGGGATCCAGTCCGACGGGACGTATGCATTCCGGTTCGACGCGAAGAAGTTCTGCGCCAAAGTGTTTGCCACCTCGATGACCATGACCCAGTCCGAGGAAGAGTGGTTGATCTGGCTGGACGCGGATACCTTCACGCATCAGCCGGTCAGTACGGAGTGGTTGGACGAGACGTTGGACCAAAGTGCGGACATCGTCCACCTGGGCCGTACGGGTGCTTCCTACTCGGAGACTTCCTTTGTGGCATTCCACCGACCGGGCGACAAGGCTAAGGTCCTCCTACAGGACATGCGTGATATGTATGTGGACGGGGAGATCTTCTTCTACACCGAATGTCATGACGGGTTTGTGTTCGAGCGCCTACTTTACATGCATAAAGCCCACGGAATGAAAACTCAGTCGCTGACTATCGACGGGTACGATGGGCTCGAGGCATTCGAAAACTCGCCGTTGGTGCGGAAGATGCATCACCTTAAAGGCAATCGTAAGAACGAGAAAGACCTTCCGCTGATTTCCCGGTACGATCAATTGACGGAAATCGTGAAGCATTATGCGCACCTCAAGGATAAGTTTGTACTTCTGGAGACCGGGACAAACGGTGGTACACGGGCTATCGAGATGGCCAACGCTGCGTTCGCAATGGGAGTTAAGGAAGTAACTTATTCGGGATTCGATCTCTTCGAGGATGCTACCGCGGAAACCGATGCGCGGGAATTCAATACTAAGAATCACTTCACGGTCGAAGAAGTTACCAAGAAACTTCAGGACTATGCAGATCAAGTTGGGAGGAACGGCCGGAAGTTTAAGTTCAATCTGGTCAAGGGCGATACCACGAAAACGTTGGGGCCACAAGAAGCCGATCTGGCGTTTCTGGATGGCGGGCATTCTCCCGAGACCGTGGCTTGGGATTTCGCTCAATGCTCCGGGGTGGACGTTGTGGTTCTGGATGACTACATTGTTCCCGATAAGAGCGGCGACTGTCCGGGCCCGGAACATCTGGGGACGAACCTTCTGGTGGATTCGCTGACGTGCCGGAAGACGGTATACGAATCCAAGGACATGGTTGCTAAGGGCGGGATTACAAAGATTGCTGCGGTGCTACAGCATCCGAAAACGAAAGACTTTCCCAAATTGGGAACTACCGTCGGGAGCATGCGCCAGCTACAGATTAATCCGCATGATTGCGTGGAGCAGCCGGAGCTTATTCAGAACGTCGAAGAGAATCTAAAGCTGATTAAAGACTGGCTGCCTACGTGTAAGCCGCATGCCCGGGAGATGGTGATCGTCGGGGGCGGGCCGAATGTCCGTAAAAACTTTGAGGATATCCGGAGACACCAGCGGAACGGGGCTTTCATTGCGGCCGTTAAGCATGCGGTACCGTTTATGCACGAGGCCGGGATCCATGTTGATGCCGTAGTGGTACTTGACCCGCGTCCGATCAAGGGGGTTTCGACTCACGGAGTTGTTCGGGAAGAACTGTTCGGGATGGTGGACTTGGATACGCGGGTGTGGGTTGCTTCCATGACCGACCCTACGGTAACTAAATACCTTATTGGCCGGGGCGTCCGGGTGCAGGGTTGGCATGCCTTGACAAAGGGACTTGCCGAGTGGACTGGTTGGCCTAAGGAGGCACGTCTAATCGCGGGTGGAACGTGCTCGGCATGGCGGACTGTCGGCCTGGGAAATATGCTGGGATTCCAGACGTTTCACATCTATGGCCTTGACTTATGCTACGATCCTGCTACAATCAATGTTGACGAAAAGGATGAACAGGGCCGTCCGAAGTATCTGAAAGTATCATTGGACGAGGATGCGATCAAGTACCATACGACCGGGGAATTAGCGGCGGCGGCCCAGGACATCAAGACCATTATGGAGATGGCCACTATGTTTGGGCTCGAGCTTTATGTTCACGGTGAAGGACTCGGGCCGGACGCTTGGCGTAAGGCTTACGGTGGGTTAGCCCAGAAGAAGCACAACTTTGAGAAAGATGTAGTCTGATGGATATCTTGATCGTTCCGGATGGGCATGCCCGAAAAGGCGTTAGTAATCAACGGTTTACCTGGCTGGGCCGGGCGGCTGTGGATCTGAAGCCTGACGTGCTGCTCTGCCTGGGCGATCTATTCGACATGCCGTCGCTGAGTTCCTACGATGGAAGTACGCTGACTGGGGGCGGTAAGAGTAAACTCTCGTTTGAAGGAAGGCGTTATACCGATGACATTGCCGCCGGAGTTGAAGCCCTCGACCGAATCCAAACCGAGTTTAACAAGGCAGGTAAGACACGTCCGCGTCGGATCTTTCTTACTGGGAATCACGAAGACCGTGTTTCTCGGGCGACTAACAATGTATCGGAGCTTATGGGTGTCCTCTCCCACAAAGACTTTCAGCTTGATGGTTATGGTTGGGAGACCGTACCTTTCTTGGAACCCATTGACGTGGGCGGGTTTGTTACTCAACATTACTTCGTCTCGGGGCTACTTGGACGACCGATAGGCGGAGAGACCCACGCGAGATCATTGTTGGTTCGGACGCATGAAAGCGCCATCCAGGGACATACGCACCTTTGGGATTGTCATCAGCATACTACCCCGCGCGGGATTCGGAAACAGGCTTTTGTGTGTGGCTGGTTCGGGGATCCGGGACAAAAGGAAAGTTACGCTGCACCGTCGCAACACATGTGGTGCGGTGGGCTTACGCTTCTTAGAGGAGTTGAGAAGGGATGCGCGACCGGCGGCTTCCAATTTATACCCACCAAGGAAATAGCAAATGAATACGGAAACTGAAGTTAAGAAGTCCCGGGCTAAACGTAAGACCGATCTTACGCATGCTCACTATAAGGGCCCGTATGTCGTTGAGTGGATCGATCCAGTTTCAAATTATGGGCGCGGTCCATGGCGACAGTTGGCCGAAGTCAAGAATACCAAACCGGCCATGGTCAGGTCGCTCGGCTACATTATAGCTGAGACCGAGGATCTGATTGTATTGGCATCGCACATCGCTACTCACGAGGGCGACGAAGAGGTCGGTGGGGATGTTAGTATTCCGAAGGCCAACATCAAGAAGCAAAGGGAATTAAAATGACTGAGGTTGTAAATCTGTTTCCGGGTGCGCCCAAGGAACAACCGAAGAACCGGGAAGCGCTGGCAGCCACCCTGGACGATCTATCGAAGTGTCTGGCTGAACAGAAGGACAAGATGCGGGCCGCGGCCTTTGTGATCTTCACCGATGACGACGATGTGAAGGTTAGTTATGGCGGGGAATTCTCGTCGCACGAACTGATCGGAATTCTTGAAACCATCAAGATGGAACTTATGTTGCGTGGTTACATGGAGGCTCCGCGTTGAGCTGGCTTAAGCTTGAACGACGACAGGCCGCCCGAAAGAAACTAAGAGAGTCCGGCCATCAGTTGGATCTGTTTTTCCTGCTGTTACCAACGTCTAAGTTAATTTCGGGAGCTAAGCGTTCTCTGCGCGTGACCAGTATCTTTAAGTGGCTTTGGATCTCTTTAGGTGGACGATGACATTTAACACAAAGATTATGATTGCCGAACTTACGGCCGACGAAGGACTTCGACTCGAGCCTTACGATGATGCCACAGGGCATACGCACAAGCAAGGAGTTCCGGTCGTCGGGTATCTTACGATTGGGATCGGCCGAAATCTGGATACCAACGGCATCACGAAGGACGAGGCCGAGTATCTGCTAACCAACGATATTAATATGGTGGCCGGATGGTTGAACGTTAAGCTCCCGTGGTGGACCGGCATGACCGATGGCCGACAGCGGGCCCTCATTAACATGGTGTTCAATATGGGGACCGGCGGGATTCTTAAGTGGCCGATGTTCCTGTCGCAACTCCAATCGGGGAACTACGAGGCCGCCGCGGCGACAATTAAGAATTCGCTTTGGTATACTCAAGTCGGGAACCGGGCTGCCCGGATTGCCAATTTAATTCAATACGGAGATTAAAATGCCGGTGTGGCTAACTAACTTTATTGGCGGCCCGATCATCCAGAAACTGCTGGACTTCATTCCGGACCCGGCGTTGAGGGCTCAACAGGCTTTCGAACTCCAGAAGGCGGCCGAGGAGGAGTGTGCTAAAGCCAACGCCGACCAGCGCGAGATCAACAAGACCGAGGCGGCCAGCGCTAATTGGTTTGTGGCTGGGGCCCGACCGGCCTGTATGTGGCTTTGTGTGACCGGGCTGGCGTGGCAATTCTTCGTGGCCCCAATGTTGACGTGGCTGTTGACGGTAGTCTTTCTAGTGGTCGGTGTTATCACCGGGCATCACTACGTGATTCCGGCACTGCCACTCTTAGGGGATGCTACTCTGACGGATTTGTTGTATGCACTACTCGGGCTTGGGACTATGCGGTCGCTCGATAAGAAGATGGGAGTTGACACTAAGGAAGTTGGTGGTATACTCCAGGGCGTAACGTCAATCTTCAAACGATAGGAGGTCCGTGTGGATACGATTAGGGGTATTTCGATAGCTGAGGAGGCCGTTGCCCGCGAGCTGGAAGCTGCCATCGAGGAGGCCCGCCGGGTCGAGCGCTTACTGGAATCTCACGCTCAGACGTTTGTCTGTGGGGTTGTACTGGCGTTCATTTTTGGGATGGCCACTGGCTGGCTGCTCTGGATTGTGTTATGAAGACTGAAGAGATTCTAGCCCGCGCAATCGACATTACCACAGGTAGTCGACAGGAACAGTACGGGCCCAAGAAGAAGAACCACGAGAACATTGCAGCGCTTTGGAATGCCTATTGGATGAACCGGAAAAATCCGGGAGCACCTCTGGGGGCCTCTGACGTGGCGACGATGCTGGGACTCATGAAGGTTGCCCGGACGTTACTGGGCGGCGGGACCGAAGACAGCTACGTGGACGGAGCGGCGTACTTTGCTATGGCCGGAGAACTATCCGAGACTGTGGCAAGCCCAGTAGCTGGCGGAGGCAAGATCGGGACTGTCAAGCCCGTCGAGATCGGTCAGCCGAGACGTGAGGGTAAGCCGGTTGCGAACGGAACGGAACACCTGAACGGCCACGACCTTCCGCTTTTTACTCACTCCAAGGGCCGTGCGGAGTAAGGGCACGTACAAGCGCAGTAGCTTACGTTCGGCATGTGGCCGGTGACTAAGCTTTACTTCCACTACAACGATAGGAAGGCACTCGTTCTCCGGGATAATTAAGATGTCCGGTTGGGCGTAGTGTCTTCCCGTCGAGTCCTCGTAGATAATCCATTGACCGTGCAGAACTCGACCGGCCGGGTATAGGGCCGCAAGCTTTTGAGCTATCTTTTTTTCATAGGAAAGCCCCCGCTTCTGGGCGGAGGTGAACGTCTGTGGCGAGAAGGTCGGGGCTTCTTCAGTGAACTTGGCCCACCGAAGGCCCCGGACCGCGGTCTTTCTCATGAGGTCCTATAGGAGAATAGCTGCCCCTACAAGTATAGCAACAATTACCGCTGGATGCAAGGAACTATCTCCCAGGTTGAGTTGCTGATTTGGTGCATGACCGCAACACCGGTCTTGAAGTTAATCGGGGTCCTCCAGGACGGATCCTTCTTCATAGCGGCCATCCAGGAAGCAAGGGCTCTTGTTTTCCAGGCAATGTCACCCGGGCTGATTATTAATTCTTTTCGAGCATTCGTGGATAACGGCACCGAACAAATCAGCTGGGGATCCGTCGTCAAGCTTGCTCGTTGTGTGGTCGATTTCTTCGAGCGGGACCCCGTGCTGGAGAGCGATGGATAACATAGCTGTAACCGAGGCGAGGGCTGAATCAGTCTCACTTCCCACCTTGGCTCCCCGAGCGAACACTTCGTATAGGTGGCCGTCATAACCCAGGTAGGAAACATGGTACCGGTTTGAGCCGTACCAGAAGTCGAAGGTCTCGGTCGGGCGGCGATTAGGGAGTTTGGTTCTGGGCATAATTTACTCATCGATGTTGGGGCCTTTCAAGTTGGGGCGACACCGGAACTTGATGTCGGAGCGTACCACATAAGTTGAAGTTCGGCTAAGACTTCTTCCGGTCGGGGTAACAATTTCCAGTGTCATGGGCTCAGCAGTAACCGTGTAGTTGAAGCCGCGGACCTTCCAATAGGTTTGAATTTTCCGGGCGAGGGCTTCGGCGTTCTTGCGCTCTAACCAATCGGTTTGTTTCATAACGTCCTCCCAATTTTAATGTGATCGTTCCAGGGCATAAGCCCTAATGGATTTTCCACGGTTCCGTCTTTAAGGGTGATTCGCTTCCCCCAAGACAGCCCAATGGAAGCTTCCCAAGGGACAACCATTTGGCGAACTGTACCAGAGATATCGGTGACGGACAAGGGCGTGGTGAGCCCCGCCAGGATCTTATCTTTCCAGGCCAGCTCATCTCCCTTCGGAACCTGTAGGATGGCCGCGTCGTGTCCGTTCGCCAGCAGTTGTAGCTCGGGGTCATAGAGCCTCCATAGGTTGAGCATCCCGGTTAACGTTAAGTCGGAGACCGTCGATTGCGGGACGTAGGCAATTGCGGCCCTAATAGTTGCGTCATCCCAGGCTCGGTTCCACACGTAACGCCGCCGACCGAAGGGAGTGGTAAGGCAGCCTTTGCTTTGGATTTCGAGCGCTGTCCACTCTTGCCACTTCCGGATTTTCGGGAAGGCTTTGAAGTACTTTGCTTGGAACTCTTCGATGACCGCGGTTTCGACTTTGAGCACTTTAGCAATTGTTCGAGCGCTTCCATTGTAATTACTGCCATGGGCTGCCCGCTTGGCAATATCGCGATACGACATGTCACGATAGTACTTCCTTTCAGCCAAGGCTTTATCAGGGGCGAATCCAAACACCATACTAGCGACGATTGTGTGAACATCTCCGGCCTCCAACGCTGCAATGTAATTAGGATCTCCAGATAGATAGGCTACGGCCCGCGCTTCTGCGCCCTGCTGGTCACAGGAATACAGTACGTGCCCGGGATCTGCGACGAAGGCGCGTCGGATGTAGTCGTCAACGTTTTGTATATTCGCGCCGATACGTAACGGATGTTCAGACGACGACAGCCGCCCCGAATCGGTTCCGCCTATATTGTAGGAGCAGTGCCAGCGCTGGTTTTTAAGTGTCGTTGAAAGTGCGTCGATCACCTTTTGCTCATCGCGCAGAAGCAGGATCATGTGTGCAAACGGTTCAGCCCGCGGATACTCCTTGCCAACTCGCTCGAGGGCATCCCGGTCCAGGGAAGTTTTAACCTTACCCTTCTTGCTGGAGATCTGCTCGGGAATTAACAGCCTTCGGTAAAAGAGTTCTTGAAGTTGCAGGTTCGACCGATAGTTAAAATCCGGTTTCGGCCACACCACCTGCACAAAATCCACAAGTGCTTTCTGATAGAGTGTAACCTTGGCCGTCAGCTCAGCTATAACCTTCTGCTTCATATCTTCATCAACGAGGAAGCCGCGATTCATCATGGATAAAATCGGGCCGAGGTTGGACCGCTCGAACTCGTAGGTCTTACGAGCGACGGAATCCATGCGGCCGTTGAGGGCGTCTTCGATTTCGACCGTCAACATCGAATCCAACGAGCAGTAGACTAGCTGCTGGGTGTGGTCGTCCATCTTAGGAAGATTGTCAGTTACGTAGGTCTTCATCAATCCGTCTCCGGTTTGCGGCCATAGACCATCTCAGATACCACCTCCCTCTTGATGCGGCGGCCTTCGGAGATTGCCCGCTTAGTGATAGCACGAATCAAGTCGGGATTCAAGTCCGCCAGGACGCATATGTCTACGTAGTCCGTGGCCGTTGGTTCCGACGTCGAAAAAATGTAGGAGCGGGCCTTGCGTTGAATGTAGGCCGGGCTGTCCTCGCTGGTATCTTTAGAGCGAGCAACAACCTCGTCCGGGATGGTAGCGTCCGCCAGGAGCTGGCCTACGACTTCCACCCATAAGACGGCTTCCGGAGCTATGGTAGTTCCTACTGTTAAGTGCGTTTCTTGATATTCAATTTCATCAAAGCCCGGGTCGACCGCTGAGACTGTCGGCATTACTTAAATCCCTATAATGTTGAGACACTTCTTGCATTAAATTAAAATAATAATTAACCATTCCCGAGCGAGTATATTGCTGAGGAGTAATACTTAGACGATACAATAATGTGTAAATATGTTTCTGGATTAGATCTGAGTCTACAGAGTCGGTCACTCCGAACATAGCATTCAAACCGGAGCGTAGAATCTCACTATCATACTTACTTGCTAGTGCCATAAGCCATCTCCTTGGAGAGCCGGTGAAGTTCTCGAATCATGATTGAAATACACGGGTGCGGGTAACCCTTCTGGAGGATGGCTCGGCAAAGGCTGCGTACAGTATGGATATTTCTCGGCGCATAGATTGACTGGTAGCTGGTCCAGCCGAAGGAATGACGCTCGGTAGCTTTGAATATTAGGTCAGCCGATCCCAATCCGAACATTATTCGTCTGCCTTGTTGAGGTCTTTGACAAGCCCTGTGCGCATCAGTTTCCAGGCGGCCTCATTGCAGTAAATGCTGCCGAGGAAGCCGAGGGATTTTGGCCACTCGATCTGGTAACTGTGGGACATAAGCATTGTGTCATCTACTTGACCTGCAACGATAATATCATGCTCGCGGCAGTAGGTCAAGTCATATGTGGCGTTGTGGGCGAGCTTTCTGATGGCCGGATCCTCGAGAATGAGGGCCAGCCGGGTCCAGATTTCGACCTCTATTGGGGCCACGAATTGGTGGTAGCCGGGCTTCTGATAGTTCCAGAAGGGAATTACAAACGATTCCAAGGGGTTAGCGGCCAGTGAAATGCAGGTGATCTGGGAGTGCGCGGTCTCGACGTCGAAGGCACAAAATCCGGCGGCGGTGATTTGGGCGACGGCCCGATCCATATCGGCTACGTTCTCGACGATGTTGACGGTGCGGGACTTGCGCCGGACTTCGGGAAACTGAAGCTCGACGGTGGCCTTGACAAGGTCTGAGCTGACGATGGGCCGAAGCGACCAGTCGTTCCGGATGCTGTGCGGGTGGTGCGTTGGGATAAGCTTGGCCGGGCCGTGAGTGAGGACGGTGCCGCGATAGTCGTTGATCTTATCGAGGCCAGCCAGGGCCCAAAGGGCAAGCCCACCGAAGGCAATGATGATCCGGGGGTTAGCTTCCTTAAGCTCGTCGTCCAGGCGCTGTAGGTCCCCTTCAAAGGCAGGGAGGAGGTAGCCGAACTTGGGGTGCTTGGGGGTACCGCTGCCGGATTTCGAAAAGTAACCGGCCGGTTCGAAGCGGGAGACCGGGGACGTAAATACGTTACCGACCCAACAGGCTTCCCGGTCGATCCCGGCGAAGGCCAACAGACTGTCCAGCATCTTGCCCGTCTGGCCGGTCAGGGGTTTCTTGTCTATGACGGAGTCGGCATCCGGGAAGTCCCCTAGGAGGTAGATCCCGTTTGGGGCCACTGAGGGGCGTTCACTCTGAATGGTTGCCATCGATGAAAGTCCCGCTGATGTAGTGAAGAGCGTATAAATTAGACCAAAATCTAAGGTTGCCCACCTCAACTGGGGTGGTTGGTCTCGGGGGGATCAAAGACAGTCTCCTTCTTGTTGAGAGGATCGGCGTTCCATTGGGAGCAGAAGCCGGATCGACCGACCGCACAATAGGAAGCGCAGCGGATAGCTTCACCGGGCCGGGATTGGGTGTAGAGCTTACCCTTGTCGGCCTGGGCAGAGAGGAAAGATTCGGCCTCGGCCTGGGTGTCGAAGAGCTTGACCGCGGTCTTCCGACCGTCCTTCATTACGGCAACCTTGCTGGGCTTGAGCCACCGATCTTCCGGGGAGCACTCGGGGAGATTGATTCGGGCCTCTTGCTGGAGGCGGACCTGGGCCCGGATTTTGGTCTCAGCATCCTCGGGAGTCCAGAGGGGGAGATCGACTGTGACGATCTGGGATTGCGGGTAGGTAGAATCCATCTGGGCTGAGCGCATGTTCCAGTCCCGGAGGACGGCATGAACCCGGAGCCGGTTGACGGTGTGTCCGGCGTGTCGAAGCAAGTGTGCATAGG